GTATACTCAATAATTTCGGTACACAAGTTGGAACTCTTGATCACCCCTAAATTCTTCTGGTTACTCTTGGCATTACAGGCATCTTTGTAAAGCATATAGGGAGTACCAGTCTCAGTTTGAGACTTGATAATCGCCTTCCATACTTCAGCTGCAGGAACAGTTGAATGGGCGAGACCTTCTTCCTCATACTTCATGTAGAGCTCTTCAAACTCTTTACCGTACACATCCGAAAGACCCTTCGCCGTATCGGGGCAGAAGAGAGACCAGTTACCACCCGCTTCGACCCGCTTCATGAAGAGGTCAGGAATCCAGAGTGCAGAAAAGAGATCACGGCACCTGGCTTCCTCATCCCCCTGATTGAGACGAAGTTCGAGGAAATCCATGATATCAGCATGCCATGGTTCGATGTAGACAGCAATAGAACCCTTACGACGACCAGCTTGATTCACGTAACGAGCAGTTGCGTTGAAGACGCGAAGCATTGGAATAATTCCATCAGATTGACCATTCGTACCCCGAATGTGAGACTTATTGGCTCGAACATCGTGAATATGCATACCGATACCACCCGCCCATTTACTAATTTGAGCACATTCGGTGAGACTTCCGTAGATGCCATCAATTGAATCACCCTTATTGGCGATGAGAAAGCAGGAAGACATCTGGGGTCGGGGTGTACCAGCATTGAAAAGTGTTGGTGTGGCGTGAATGAAGAGGCCTCTCGACATCATATCGTACGTTTCGATGACTGAATTTATGTCATCACCATGAATCCCGATTGCGACACGCATAAACATGTATTGCGGGGTTTCGATGAGTTTACCTTCAACTCTCTGGAGATAGCTTTTCTCGAGTGTCTTGAGACCAAAGTATCCAAAATCAAAGTCTCTATCAACATCGATGACAGTTTTCACCTGTTGGGCGACTTCAACAACTTGATCGGTGACAACACCAGCCTTGTGAAGCTTTCGCATGGCGAGATGGAAGTTATTAGGACACAATTTATGAATGTTACTCGCTACGATGCGGGTCGCTAACGTTTCATAATCGGGCTCGGAGGTGATCATACCAATACAAATCTCAGCAGAGAGTGTATCAATTTCCTGGGCGGTAATATTGTCATACAGGGAAGAGAAAACCTGTTGCGCAACCTTAGTAGAATCACATTTTTCAGAGAGTCCATACGTTAAGTTCTTGATCCTATTGGTGACATTGTCAAATTTCATATCCTCAATACGACCTGAGCGTTTAATGACCTTCATATATCTAAGGTTCCAGTTTTATTTTTAACTTACTTCTTGCACTCAAGATCCTTGCTCCTCACAGGAACAGTTCCGAAAGTCTCAAACTTTCGGTTAGGTTGGAGAAGATAGGTGTTCACGAAGAATGGACCTTGCTCACCAGCCTTAGCCACCGGAGGGTAGGAACCCACGAAGCAGGCTGGGGGTTTGCATGGAATTTCCTCGAAATTGTTTGGCTTGTTGGCATACGCCTCATTGAAGTTAGCCATGTTCAGCATTTACTATTTACACACAATTTTTTTCGGGGGATATATTAAATGTGTGACAACCTCCACCTTGATTCTCTCCAGCAGTGTGAAACTCCTCTGAACACTTTGTTTTTTTCAGATTTCAATAAGAATCTTATTCAGCGTGGTGTTCGTCAGACTTTTAAGAACATAAGTGGTATCGCCATAGACTACCAAAACCCAGATGACATCTATGCCATCATGCGCGTTGTCTTCATTAATAATTCGGGTGACCACTATACTAAAATCAATGAACAGGTGAGATATATGAATACCAAAGTTATCGATACCTCAATCTCCCAAATCCAAACGGGTGTGTCCCAATATATTGCGTATGCGAATGACATTGATACGACTCGTACACTTATAGACCAACCCATAAACACCAGTACCGTCGGCAAAAAAATCGATTTCAATAATAAAATCGGATTCAATTAAAGATTGGAATCTATCGTAATATAAGTAATGAGTTTGAACTACTATAAATACGAGACCGAGAAAGTGTGTAAATCCAAGGGTTGGGATAAGGCCGCTGTAGACACAGTATGGCTTCTCCTGACAGAAGAGTTTGGAGAATTGGCATCAGCTATTCGACAGTACAAGAAGACATTCAAAAAAATGAATTTGAAAAAGGAAAGGGGTACGGACGTCATGATGGAAATGGGGGACGTATTCAGTTACCTCTTTCAACTAGCTCATATGTTAAACGTGGATCTAGATAAGATGTGGCAAGAACATCGGTACAAGATGCGAGACAAAAAATATAATCTGAACTAGTAGTAACAACGATGAGTGAATATATGCTCAGCGATGAGTATGCCATCGATGATGTCAATCCATTTGTCCAACACGATTTTTCCCTTCCAGGTGGCGTTCGACAGACGGGTGATTTTAGTGGTTTTCAGGAAGTAACTTCACACACGGATTTAGATCACCAAGAAAAGAGTGTTTTTTGTGAGACTAATGCCTGTAAGAGTGAGACTGAACCATGTATGATCGTGAAGAATATTCACCCCATGCGTAACATCGATACAGGTTTTACTTGTAAAGATAAAAAACGTCTCACGGTTGGCATATCTAATAAGTCACGAATGTCTTACATTGGATTATTTTTTATCATCTTTTTCATTACTTTAATGATAATATACGCAAGATATTGAAGAAGTGTGTGAGACGTGATTGACTCATACATATTTGAATGGCTTCAGGTAAAGTCTTTTTACAAAACTTTTTAATAAACACCATCTGCCAAGCACTCTCCATATTTACACGGGGTGGTTGGAATGTTGGATCAAGGATTTTAATGGCGTGCGCGATGCGAATATATATGCGATCATCTATATCGGTCATAAGGACAGTATCCAATGCGAGTTCAGCGAGTCTCTGTTGTACTTCGATCGTTTTACTGACCATCGTGTCTAGAAACTTATCATACTGAATGTCCTTCCCCTCACTTTGAATTTGTAACCAGTCTCCTAGGGGTTCTGCATTAAGATAGTCCGTGAAAGACGTATAGCCATTAGTCCTCGTGTACTTATCGTAATAGATTTCGATGTAAGCTAGGTCAGACTCAACATCATGAACAGCCCTGGCAGATTTTAGAAATGAAGTCATCTAAATAAAGCTCTCGTAATCTCTTTAAACACCTAAGTGTGTCTACCATATATGAATAGTATGGCCAAAAATGTATTCAACTATTGCAAATAATAGTTTTTCATATCTCCTCACCCTGGATGATATGCGAAAAGCTTTACCAGACGAGACCCGCCCTTCGTGGGTCAAGATTACCACAATTACGATGGTCTCAAGTTTTGCACAGACTATTGATATTAAAAGGCTTCGTGAGACATTTGAACGTGTTGGATCGTATCGTCTCAAACGAAGTGGAACCACAACAGATGGATTTGAATGGAAGTTGAAGCCTACGACATTTTATAATCAGGTAACACTCACCTATCACGACAGTTACAGTACCAAATCTGTCAAAGTGTTTCCAAATGGAAGTATCCAAGTCGCAGGATGTTGTGACCTTTTTGACTGTAAGCGTATCATCACACAACTCATCTACATCTTCAAAATGTTTTTGGAAATTGATATCGGTATATCAACCGATGCTTTCCGTGTAGTGATGATCAACTCCAACTTCAGTCTCAACTACAACATCAACCTCATGAAAGTGGCTGACTGGTTTGAACAGTACGATGATATCTTCAAAGTATCCTTCGAGCCAGATAGATACTCAGCCGTCAAGATCAAGTTCAAACCTGCACAAGACATGAAGGAGATTACTTGTAGTATCTTCAGCACTGGTAAGATTATCATAACAGGGGCGGAGACTCTCAAAGAAATTGCATTCGCATATAACATCATCAACCAGCACATCAATGAGAGACCTGACATTAGAGTGTCGAGAACTGTGGAGACTGATGTCTTTGACATATTTTTAGGATACAAGTGTGAGCCAATGATTGAAACACTCAAAGCAAAAGGATTTCAATCTTGGATGCAGACGATCACCAATAGACAAATTAATTTCTGATGTAATAATAACAAAATGTCTCAACGACTTGGTATGGCCGATGGTAGGTGTTTCACCATAAACTCTTCTGCCCAACTTTTTAACAACTACGTGATGAAGAAAAACAACATTACATTCGAGGACAACTACTCGTACCGTAAATTACTTCAGAGCCAGGGTCCCGGTATTCTCTCCAAGGTACAGGAGGAGCAGGGTAAAGCGAACTGTAACAACTGTGACAAACCTCTTCTCAAGATTCCCGATATTTACTAACTGAGCTAAATCACGAAAAAAACTTTAACCCCATACTCTAGAATGTCAACATGTGCCATATGTCTTAATGAAGTCAAATCGACGAGGACAAATCCCCCGATTCGATGTGGACATGTGTTTCATTCCAACTGTCTAGAGAAATGGAAAAAACAAGGCAAGAATACGTGCCCCACATGTAGAAAAGTTTTTGATGCTTCACACTTTAAAATTGTCGTCACGATTCAAAACAATTACACAGCGACAGGGAACTCTGTGTCCTTGAATGAAGAATCAATATTCGATATATTAGATCTCTTTGATATCAACTTCGATGTCGAAAATCAACCAGATCTAGACAGTATTCTTGATGACCTTGGGATGAGTCTTACCGACTTTGATTCCTCGATTCTTGACGCAGAATGAGCTGCAATACGTTTCATAATTCAATCCAGGATAGTTCCTTGAAGCCTTTCGAGGATCCATAATAGCCTTACCTCTTGCATCAGTCAGAAGTGGACCAGTCGCCCACCCACGCTTGTGACTGAATACATTCGATTTGAAAATGATACGTTTACCGACATTGAATGGCCCAGCCCTCTTTACCCTAGATTCTGGAACTTTAAAAAATTTGACTACAGATGCCACAGTGTCCCCAGGTTTGATCTTGTATTCAACAACCCCATGCTGTTTGTAGAAGTGAAAATCTCCTTGACGGATATAGTTTGATGGACGCC